GACTGATACCGCGAGACGAGGTTGTCGCCATGAATTTCGCGATTGCCCGCAAGCTGCGCGACCGGATCAACGGGTTTCCAACGAAATTGCAGCAATTCATACCGTCCGAGGCGATGCAGATGCTTACGGACGAATGCGACAAGCTGATTAAGGAACTGCAGGCCGACGCGCAGCGCGTCGCCGAGGGTGACGTCGACTAATGCAGGCAAGCGTCTCCGAGGCGATCCGCTCCGTCGTCAAACTCGGATGGATTGAGGGCCTCGAGCAGCCGCCACGGCTCAGAATTAGCCAATGGGCTGACGAACACAGGCACATAGCGGCCGGAACCGGGCCCGAACCCGGTCATTGGAACACCGATCGCACGCCGTTTGCTCGCGAGCCGATGGACGCTGCTTGCGATCCGGACGTCGAGATTATCGTTCTCGAATGGTCGTCGCAGGTCGGAAAAACCGAGGTCCTGCTCAATGCGGCCTGCTATTACATCGACCAGGATCCGAGCCCGCAAATGTTTGTGCTTCCGGATCTCAATCTCGCGGAATCGTTCTCGACAAATCGCTTTTCGCCGACGGTAGAAGCCTCGCCGCGGCTGCTCGAGCGCATCGGCCGCGCCAGGTCGCGCGATAGCGATCAAAAGAAGCTCGAAAAGTCTTACGCCGGCGGCGATATCGTTTTCGCTGGCGCGAATTCGGCCTCGAGCCTGGCGTCGCGTCCTCGGCGGATCGTGATTTTCGACGAGATCGACAAATATAAAGCGTCGATCGGCAACGACGGCGACCCGATTAAGCAGGGGTTCCAACGAACGCAGAATTTCTGGAATCGGAAAAAGTTTCTAGCATCGACGCCGACGATCGAGGGCGCGAGCGCGATCGACGCCTGGTTTATGCGATCCGACCAGCGTTATTTCGAGGTACCTTGCCCGCATTGCGGACTGTTTCAGGCGCTCGAATGGGAGCGTGTTGTCTGGACAAAAGGCAAGCCTGAAACGGCACGCTATCACTGCGGCCACGACGACGACAAAACCGGAGAGATCGTCGGCTGCGGCGAGCCATGGGATCAACGTCAAGTGTTGCTTGCTGTTCGCAAAGGGCACTGGCGAGCTCGGGCTCCGTTTACCGGCGTCGCCGGCTTTCGGATCTGGGCCATTTACTCACCTTGGGTCAGCATGGCCGACTTGGTGAAGGAATGGGAGGATTGCGAAGGCAAGCCGTCTGAGGAACAGACGTTTTGGAATCTCAAATTAGGCCGCGTTTATAACCCGTCGAAAAAAGCCAAGACGACGCCGCAAGAGCTTTTCGATCGCCGCGAGGATTACGGACCGAGCTCTAACGGTTATGTCATTCCCGACGAGATCCTCGCGATAACGGCCGGCGTCGACGTCCAGGCCGATCGTTTCGAATGCCAATATATCGGCTGGGCTGCGGGCGACGAGAAATTCGTCCTCGATCACGCGATCCATTACGACGATCCGACGGCGCCAGGTGCGTTTGAACGCATGGAACAAGCGCTGTTGTTCCGCGAATTCGATCTCGAGAGCGGCGAAAGGCTTGGCGTTGAATCCGTCGCGATCGACGCCGGCAATTGGTTCCAGGTCGTTATGGAGTTTGTGAGAGCGAGTCGGGCCGCTTTCAAGCCATACTATGCCACAAAAGGCAAAGACGGCGAGGGCCGGCAGCTGATGCGAGAGTCAGAGAGCAAATTCAAACTTGGCGCGAAGTTGCATTTGATTGGCGTCGACGACGGGAAAACGATGCTTTACCACGAGCTCGCCGTCGTCCCTGACGAAAAGGCCGGGATCCAACGCTATCGGATACACTTTCCGAGGCATTTGCAGCTGAAGTATTTCGAGCAGCTGGTTTCGGAAACTCTGAAAATCGATTACCGCAAGGGCCGCCCCGTCCGCGTTTGGATGCCGCCGGCTGGCGGCAAGAGAAACGAAGCTCTCGACACATTCGTTTATGCAATGGCGGCACGCGCGCCGCTCGCGATCGACTACGACCAGCGCCGCGCCGATCGGCAAGGCGTCGCGCGCAAGGTAGACGGCGCGTTTCTCGCCAGTTTGATGAAAAGGTGACGGATGGGAACGTGCGTCGAGGATCTGACAAAAATTTACAACGCGATTATGGCTCTGAATTCGGGCCAGCGGGTTGTCGGCGTGAGTATTGGCGAGCGATCGGTCCAATACTATCAGCAGCAAATACCGGATCTGCAGAAGCTTTACCGCGTCTTTTGGCGGCAATGCGGAGCAGATAGCGGACTCGTGAATCTTTCCGACGATGCGATGGTCCTACGCGGGCCGCCGGCGCGCATTCCAAGGTAACAGCGACACATGACCGACAACGCAAACGCACCAGGCGACGGAAACCTGGCGCTGCATACGGCTGCGCTCACGTCATGGGTGCACGCCTACCGGGATAGTCGCACGCGCGGCGGCGGCGAGGTCGCCGTTTGGCGTCCGCGCAACCTCTCGGCCGATAAGGCAGCGCTTTATGACGCCGGCATGCTCAGGGCGCGAGCTCGCGACCTGGTGCGCAATAACGCGCATGCGAAAAACGCCGTTAGAATGAATGACGACGCCGTTTCCGGCTCTGGCGTTAAGCTCGCTTTGCGCATCGATTGGCGTTCGCTCGGCATCAACGATAAGGAAATTGCGAGCGAGTGGCAGGACTACGTTACGCGTCAATGGGAAGCCTATGCCGAAGGCGTCGAATTCCAGGCGGACGCGCAGCGCCAGAGCACATTCTCGGAAATGTTTGCGCTGGTAAACCGCACCAGGTTCATTGACGGCGACGCGCTTGCCGTCCTCGAGCTCAAGCCGGGCACCGGGCCTTATCAAACCTGCATAAATCTGATCGATATCGACCGGCTTTCAAACCCGATGGGAGCGCCGGACACAAGGTTTTTGCGCGGCGGCATCGAACGCGACGCCATGGGCGAGCCGCTCGCGTACTATATTCGGCTATCGCATCCCGACGACGTCGGCGTCGAAATTTCGTCGCTGAATTGGCAGCGTATCCCGCGTCAAACCCCGTGGGGCCGACCAATCGTTTTGCATGTTTTCAATAAGCAGCGGCCGGAAATGACGCGCGGCGTATCCGAGTTTGCCTCGGTCATTCATTCGTTCAAAATGCTCGGCACCTATCGCGACACGGAACTGCAGTCGGCGATTACGCAGGCGGGTTTTACGGCGGTCATTAAAACCGAGCTCGATTACGGCGAGGCTTTCCGAGTCATCGGCTTGCACGGCGCAAAAGTAGCCGGCGGAAGCGCCGGGCCTTTGGTGGACGCGATAACGGGGCAAATGGCGCTCGCCGGCGAGTATCACGAAAATTCCGAGATCACTTTCAACGGCAACAAAATCCCGCATTTGATGCCGAATGAGAGCCTGGAATTCAATCGGCCAACGCATCCAAACACGAATTTTGGCGGCTTTGAGAGTGCGTTTCTCAAGAATTTGGCCGCCGGCCTTGGCGTTGAAGCGCACGAGCTCGCTAAAAATTATGCCGAAGTCAATTACTCGGCCGCTCGCGCCGCGTTGCTGGCCGTTTGGCGCACCTACCGCGCTCGCCGAAATCATTTGGTGCAACATTGGGCGATGCCGTTCTTTAGCGCCTGGCTCGAGGAAGGCGTCGCGATCGGGACGATAAAATTACCCGTCGGCGTTACCGATTTTCTCGCAGCTAAGCCCTATCTCGTGCGCGGCGAGTTTATCGCCTGGGGCAAGCCGATGATCGATCCCTATAAGGAACGCCAGGCGCAACAACTCGGCGTGCAAATGGGCGTCGAAACAGTCGAAGATATCGCCGCCGAGGAAGGCGCGAATTGGCGCGACAAAGCCGAGCAGATCGCGACAGAAAAGAAGTATTTCGAAGAACTCGGCCTGCCTTATCCCGGCACGACGCCACTCGCGCCGCCGCTGCGGGATGAGCAAAACAACTCGCCGGACGGAGTTTGATCGCCATGACATCGCTGCCGCTTTTGGCTGACCGGATATTCGGCCAGCCGCTCTTAATCACGGCCGAAAAACTCGAGGTTATCCTCGGCGTTTTGGGCAGTCGCATCGGCCTCGAGGACGCTCTGCAGGCGCCGGCGCCGGATGCGAACCGTTTTGCAGGCCGTGAATCGCAGCGCGGTCCATATCGCGTGACGTCGAACGGGATCGCGATCGTTCCGATCATCGGCAGCCTGGTCAACCGCGGCGCCTATATTGGGGCGTCGTCCGGCCTCACGAGTTACGAGGGCATTACCGAGCAGCTGAAAAAAGCGAGCGCTGATTCTGAGGTCCGCGGGATCCTGCTCGACATGAATACGCCAGGCGGCGAGGCGGCTGGCACGTTCGAAGTCTCGAAGCTCATTATGGAGATCCGCAAGAAAAAGCCCGTCGTTGCCATGGTCGCCGACATGGCTTGCTCGGCCGGCTATGCGATCGCTTCGGCCGCCAATCAGATTTACACGACGCAAACCGGCGTGCTCGGCTCGATCGGCGTCGTTTGGGTGCACTTTGATCGCTCGCAGCAGATGCAAAACGAAGGTATCAAGCCGACGATTTTGCACGCGGGCGCACGGAAGGCAGAGGGCAATCCTTTTGAACCTCTCTCGCGTGTGACCAAGGCCAATTTTCAGGCCGAGATCGACAAATTGCACGCTCTTTTTATCGAAACCGTTCTCGAGGGCCGGCCGAGCCTGAAAGAGGCCGATTTGCGAGCGACCGAGGCGGCCGTTTTCATGGGCCAGGACGCCGTGAAAATCGGCCTGGCGGACGGCGTTTCAACGTTTGATCGCGTTTTGGAAGTGATGAGTCAGCAGATCACCAAACTGCCGGCGGCGCCGGCGGGATACGAAAGCAACCCAAAGGAGAAGAAAGCTATGACCAACCAGCCGGCCGCGGAAGCGGCAAGCGGGACGGACCAGGCCGCTCTCGACGCCGCGCGCGCCGATGGGGTCAAGGCAGGCCGCACTGAGGAACGCGCGCGCATTGCGGCGATCGTTGCTTTGCCGGAAGCAAAGGGCCGCCAGGCGCTCGCGCTCGAGCTCGCAACCGGCAGCGACATGGCCGCCGACGCTTGCGCGAAAATGCTTGCGAAGGCCGCCGAGGAAAAGCCAGCCGCCGGCGCAAATTCATTTTACGACGCCATGGCGGCGAACGGGGGAAAGCCGAACGTCGCCATGAGTGGCAACGACGCTCAGCCGAAAGATCGGGCGCAATCGAATATCGATCGCCAAACGAAACGCTTCGCAGCGATGTAACGGCCTAGCGCTTTCACAAATCCGGAAAATTCAAACTCTTTAGGAGCTCGACACAATGGGACGCGCGCTTAGAACTATGACATGGGACGAGCCGACAGCCGTATCGGACGTTCTTAAGTCTGAAAAGGAAGGCCATTTTTGCCGCGGCGTAGGCGTGATTAAGAGTGGCGCCGGCATTTGTGACATTGGCCTGGTGCTCGGCAAACTTTTGATTGGCGCCGCGACCTCTGCGGCAAAAACCGGCGGCAATACCGGAACCGGCACGATGGGCGCAGTTACGGTCAACCAGGGCGCCAAACGCGGCGTTTATCAGGTCCGATTTACGGCCGCGACCGTTTTTCAGGTAATGGATCCTGACGGAAACGTTATCGGCGGTAACGGCGCGACCGGCACAGCATTCGCCGACGATCTCGGCTTTACGATCACGGCCGGCGGCACCGCATTCGTCGCCGGCGACGGTTTCGATATTACCGTCGCTGCAGGCTCTGAAAAATTGGTTGCTTACGATCCGACTGCAAAGGACGGCAGCCAGGTCGCCGATAGCGTGCTGTTGCACAAGGTCGACGCCACAAGCGAGGACGTTGCCGGCGCCGTCATTCTCGCCAATGGTCCGGCTGAAATCTCGCCTGCCGGCCTCAAGTGGGGCGCGAACGTCACGACGCAGGCGCATAAGGACGCTGCGCTCGCCGCTCTGGCTAAGAAGCTGATCCTGGCTCGGCAGAGCGCTTAACAGCGCGCAGCTAACAACTCGAGACGCATAAGGCGCGGTCCTGAAAGGGGCCGCGTTTCGCATTTCTGCGCCCGCGATCCCGCCGGCGTTTGCTCAATCCAATTTCGGAGAATAGACAATGACCGACCTGGTTATCGAGGGCTTTACCGATCGCGAGTTTTCCGTTCCGGAGCTCACGACGATCATCAACAAAGTGCCGAATAAATACGGCCTTGTTACGAACATGAAGATTTTCGGCAACCCTATCCCGCTGCCCGTGACGCACGTCACGCTCGAACGGCAGAATTGGGCGCTCAATCTGTTGCCGGCAACCGAACGCGGTGCACCTGGCACGAAAGGCAGCCGCGGCAAGCGCGATAAAAAGATCTTCGAGATTCCTCAGATCACGCACGAGGACAGCGTAAAAGTTGCCGACGTGCAGAACTTGCGCGCGTTCGGTTCCGCGGCGCCGATGATGCTCGAGGATATGGTCGCGCAAAAGCTCGTTACCATGGCGTCTAAGCATTTCGTGACGCATGAGTGGTATCGGATCGGCGCTTTGCAGGGCCAGATCCTCGATTCCGACGGCTCGATTATGCTCGATCTTTACGACGAATTCGGGATCACGAAGCCGGTCGCAACGTTCGGCGGCGCAACGGACATTCCGGCTCGTCTGCGCACGGTCAAGCGGCAGATTGAGCGCAGCCTCATGGGCGAAGTTATGACGGGGGTAGCCTGCCTCGCGTCTTATGAATTCATGGAGATGTTGTTTGCGAATGCCGACATTAAGGCCGCGTATAACGCGGCGATGGCTGCTTATCAGAACTTCATCGCGCTGAACCCGACACTCTCCGACCGGCGTTTCTCGTTTACGGTGCAGGAAATTACATTTGTCGAGTATGATGCGACGTTCTCATCGATCGCGGCCAATGGCACGACGTCAGTTCAGCGGGCTATTCCGCAAGGCGCTGCGATCTTTTTCCCGCTCGGCACGCAGAATTCAGCATATACCTACGTCGCGCCCGGCGATTTCGCCGAGGCCGCGAACATGCCGGGCCAGATATTCTATGCCAAGGAAAAGTCGGACGAGTGGAATCGCGGCCGGGATATCCTTACGCAGTCGAACGTGCTGCCGCTCTGGGTCCGCCCGGAGCTCTTAATCCAGGGCACGACCGGCACCGATGGCAATAACGTGACCGATATGGCCGCATAAAATGGCCGTCATCGCAGTCGAGATGCTCCGAGAGCATCGATATGTGGAGAGCGCGCGCACAACGCGCGTTCTTCCTCTCAAATGGCGCGGCGAGCTCGACGAGGAAGCGGCAGCATATGCTATCGCGATCGGCGCCGCGCGTCCGCGCAGTCCTCTGACAAAGGACCAGGCTCTCGCCGTCGAGATTTTGAAAGCGGCGAAGTCCAACAATTACGACCGTATTGAGCAGCTGCGCCGTGAAAATCCGGATTTGCTGCCGGCGGATCCGGCACCCGCGACAAACGAAACGTCGCCGGCGACAACTAAGCCGCGGAGATCGAGCTAATGCCGTCGATTTTCGCGGGCCTCGAGGACCTGCTCTCTGACCAGGTCGACGCGGTTTTCGGCGAGTCGTTCGAATTCCGGCCCATGACGCCAGGTGTCGGCGGCGGCCGTCCCGCCGTCGACACTAGCCGCGCCGTTCGCCAAGTAACGGGCGCGTTCGACGATCGCTCGAGTGTTTCGAAAGCGCTCGGCGAGGTCGCTCGACGATCGACGCAAGCCGTTGTCCGGCACCAATGGTTGAGCATTGACGAAAGACAATTCGCGGCCGGGCAGGGGCCACGGCAAAAGGACAATTTCAAGCGCCTCGATACGGGCATCGTCTACAGCGTCGCCGAGATTATGCAGGACGGCGAGCGCCGATACAAAATTCGCCTGGCGGACGGTTTCAAGGAAGCATGATCGATGAGCCTCGAGAGAGCGGCGCTGCGCCTGGCGACAGTCATGGCGCTAA